TTGTAGCGATCAATAGAAAGTAGGGTTGAATCGGGTTCACGATTCATCATAACCACGATATGCACAGGTTTGAAATAGCGCATACGGGATTCATACTTAGGACTGAAAACCATGCCATCTTTGAGAGCTTCGAAGAAAGAATACTGGAAGTGTTCTTGTTGCTGACGTGTCACATTTACAAAAAGTACCCGGAGATCATCTTGTAAAGCCATTGCCATATCAGCTTTCTTAGACGGTTCCATGTACTGAGCGTTCTCGTGAAGCTGACAGTAGTATTTAGCGAACCAAGTTTTTCCGCGATTCCCGGTCTTGTCAATGATAAATACAATCTCGCGGTCGCTTGGAGGAAGTTTGAGATAATCATATAGATCCTGCTGCCATTCGTAGAGAGGCTGGGGTTCAACCTCAGGACGAGGAGTATGGTCAGAAACATAATCCATAACGTAACGAGGATACTTAGCACAGACATCTGCGAATTCCTCACGGAGACGCTTCTTGTCGAGCATACCACCCTTTACAGCGGCTTGGAAGTCAGAGAGATCAGATCGCTTTCCTTTTTCTTGGACGGGGAGTTCGCCAAATTCTTCAATACCAACTCCGCCTTTGGTGCAGTAGGTGCGATTTTGTTCAGGGGAACCTTTACAAATTTCAAGATGGGCTGAGACTGAAACCACTTTCTTAGCGGCTGAGAGAGATGTCCGTTTCTCGAAAACGATGTAACCTTGGAGGTGGAGCGTACCTGTTTGAGGAGCGGTTTCTTTACTCCATACGATGTACTTAGCTTTACCTTCCGCAAAGATTGTGCGTAGTCGGAGCAAGTCTTCATCGGTGTAGTTGTTGAGAGTGAAACAGTAATGTTTTGCACCGTTTGCCATGTTGAGATTTATGAGAAGAGGCCGGAGGCCGGAGGAGGGGGTAATACTGTCCCCCTCCTCCTTTGGCCTCCACGTTTGGACCACCCAGGAATAACTGGGAACAAAAGTGGGCACACGATTGAAAAGATATGAATCGTGGGGGAAGCTCATAAAATTTGATGCCAACAAAACATCATGCAGTACAGAAAAAGATCTCGTTCTCGGAGTCGGTACGCGCGAAAGCGACCGCGCTATTCTCGTGCGTCTGCCGCGCGCAAGCTTCAGCGAACATGGCGGAAACGACGCGGAACGAAGTCAGTAAGGAACAGACTGGAAAACATCGGGAAGGTAACTAAGTACCAGACATCAACCAGTTCGGTCTATGGACCAATTGCTTGTCCAAGACAGACATTGTATGGATATGACATTCAGTTCCCGGATGCTACGTATACTACTACATATCTGGGAGGAACTGACTATGAAGTCAGGATGAAACAAGGAAATCGAACAAAACCGAAGATATATCTCAAGGCTCTTCGAATTCAAGCAGAATTACTAAATTGTTCTGAATGGCCAATGGAAATGCATTTTGCTGTGGTTCAAGCAAAAGCTACCACTGTAAACACGGCTTCTTGGGTTGACTGTGCTGATAAATTCTTCAAAGACAATACCATGGAACACACCAATGATGCGATTGATTTTGTTGATAATACATCAAGTTACCAAGTTTCAATGAAATGGATGGCGTTGAACAACCAACGATTCAATATCCTGACACATATGAAGAAGGTACTGGGTCCAAAGGCAACTGTGTATGGTTCTTCAAGTACACATTATACAGTGCCATCGACAACATCGGTTCTGGTCGGAGCAGCAGAAACTGGTGCAAGAAATGATCTTTGGAGTATCGATAAATACATGAAGTGTGACAAATGGATCGAATTTAGTGATGCGCAAGAACGAATGCCAAATCATGGATTCTTTATTCTATGGTGGGTTGTGCAACAAAACATGAATGATACCAATATCGGAGATACAGAAGTACTTTGTTTGAATTTACAAAATACTATTGTGTGGCGTGAGTGATAGTCACACCCGTGTGATTAGGATCGGTAGTGGCCGGGCGGTCGGCCCGCTCACGCGGGCGCTCCCTTCCGGCGTTTGATGTTGGATAGTTGGATTAATAAGGTTATAGTTACTAATTATTCGAGAACGACTAATTTGTAGCGATCAATAGAAAGTAGGGTTGAATCGGGTTCACGATTCATCATAACCACGATATGCACAGGTTTGAAATAGCGCATACGGGATTCATACTTAGGACTGAAAACCATGCCATCTTTG